AAATTATGTAGTTTCAGATCAACTAATTTATTCTTTGCTAACGAAAGAAATTCTGTGATTATTGCGTTCGCTCTATCTAATTCATCAAGCATAATATCAAATCGTTCTTTATATTTTGGCTCTTTGGCACTAATATATTGAAGGTATCCTTTTACTGTAGTCATAGGGTTGCGTATTTCATGAGCAATCCCAGCAGCCATCTGACCAACTAAATTTAATCCATTTAATCTGAATAGCTCTTTGTTTCTTTTTTCTACTTCTTCTATCATTTTGTTTAATGCTCTGGCGATTGTGCCTATTTCGTCATCTCTATCGATATCTAGATGAACTTCTTCATTTCCTTTTATAATAGAACAGGCTGCATCTAATAATTTCTTTATAGCAATGGAAAATCTAAGATAAATTGCTGTGAATATCGTAGCCATTATAATAAGAGTCATTGTATAAGTTATTTTGATAGATTTTGTTATAATAGATACTTGCGAGTCTATTTCATTATTATCAATAATAGAAATTATTTTCCATTCATTCTGTATGGTCTTAACTCTTATATATTTTATTTTATCATTTACGGCTATTTTTTGAATTGCTTCCGAGTTCATATCTAGTTCGTCTAATTGCTGTCTTCCTATATCAGTTCCTTTTTGATTAGTAATTATATTATTATTTTTATCTAAGATAATAATATATCCACTGATACCTATTTTTACACTCTCTATTTCTTTCTGGAAATTTTCAAGATCCCAGCCTATAGCTATTACACCAATAGGCTCGTTATTATCTCCAGTGATTGCTTTAGAGACTGCAATAGCAAACTGCCCATTTGTTTTTACATATGGATCTGATATTATTATTTGACTTGGCTGATTAATTGCTGGTATATACCAAGGTCTTACTCTAGGATCATAGGCATCGTCTTCTTTTCTGTCCCCAACACATTCAAAATATCCACCCATATTAGTTCCGACGGCGATAGCTGTTATATAATTTTTACGTGCATCTTTATATATTTGCAAATAACTATATAAATCTGGATCTAATTCTTTTGGATCGTATATTTTATTCCCTATATGCAGTACTAGATTTTTAGTTTCCTTCCTTACTGAAAAGACATCTATGGCTTGAGATGCTTGCTCAATTACATTATAATACAATGCAGTATAAACTCTTTCCATTTGTTCATTAGATAGATTTATATAATCTTCCTCTACCTTATTTTGAATAAAAGACGTTACATAAAAACTACTTAAAATATATGGTATTACAAATACTACACATACAGCAATGAGAACTTTCTTATTAACAGAATTCATACAAAACTTCATTGAACGCATCTCCCTTTATTATATTCTTCTCTATTCTTACTAATATAATATATAATTAAATGCGTATGGTATTACAAATATGGTTATGTTCTATTTGCCCTCGTATTGAGTTAACTAGATTATAAGAGCTCAAATAAAGGGGTGAAACAGAATGTTGCCACAAAATGCACAGCAGCGCTTACCACAACAGAGAAACGCTGCTATCCCTACTGTATTGCATCAAATGTCTACGACGAATAGATCTTTCTTAGAGATGCATTATTATCTTAAAAAAATCGGTATAGAAAATAATAAATTTATGCTAACTCTACTAGATCCAGACCTAGCTGGCATAGATCCACATGATAAAAATCTAAGTATTACAATGAAAGCAAAAGTAACTAGAGAAGTAAAATATAATTATTGGTATTATTTGCGAGAAGTAGTGCGAATACCTACATCTGGCGTAGCCAATGGATCTAAATACCAACTTCATAGAGGTAACTTGGCATTAAACTTCTGCTTAATGTATAACTTAAACATATTCTTCGAATTGCCTCGTCAGCAAGGTAAATCTATTTCTGCTGTTGTTTGGTATTTACACGTTTATAATTTTGGTACTTCAAATTCTGAAATAACATTCTTAAACAAAGCTATGAAGGATTCTAAATTGAATTTGCAGCGTCTAAAAGATATACGAGACGCATTGCCGTCATACTTACGAATGGATCAACCGTATAGTATAAGCGGCGATAAAAAGCTCAAAATGCCATCAACTGTAGAAACTATCCAGCACCCTATTAATAAAAACTTAGTTAAAACTGCTCCTTCTGCTAGAAATGCTATAGCAGCAGCGAACCTATTGCGCGGTAGAACAATTCCATTACTATGGGCGGATGAGTGGGCGTTTATCCCATATAATGATATTATCTTTATCAATACAATACCTGCATTTAAAACAGCAGCTTTAAATGCTAAAAACGCAGGATCTCCATTTGGAATATTGTTATCTACTACTCCAGGTATATTGACAACGCCAGAAGGTAAAGAAGCATATCGTATGATACAAGGCGCTGTAAACTTTACAGAGAGATGGTACAATTTACGATATGATCAAATTATGGGTATAATAAACGCTAATAGCTCATCTAATTTTGTTTATATAAAATTTACATATAAACAAGTTGGTAGAGATGAAAAGTGGTTTGAAGATATATGTAAAGAAATGGAATGGAAATGGAATGAAATACGCCGCGAAATATTGCTCGAATGGAGCGATAGTCCGGAGAATTCCCCATTCAATAAAGAAGATTTAGAAACAGTGGGAAGATTAGTACACGAACGTATTGATGAAAAACTTATTCTTGGTAAATATACTTTAAATATTTATGAAAGAATACCTCTCAAATCTGACTATACTCCTAAGTATCCTCCTATTATGGGTGTCGATGTATCTGGAGGTTATAAACAAGATGCTTCCGCTATTACTATTATAGACTCTAGAACTACTAAAGTATTTGCAGATTTTAAATGTAACTATATATCTCCTATAGATTTAGCCAGAGTTGTTTATGAGATAACTACAACTATGATGCCAAATGTAGTAATAAACGTAGAGAGAAATGGTGGATTTGGAGCTTCCGTTCTTGCTAAACTTATAGAATCAAAAGTTAAGAAAAATTTATATTACGAAATAAAAGATAGAGTAATAGAAGAGCAGAATGACGGAATAAGAATAATAAGAAAGAAACAGAAAACAAAAGTATTTGGATTTGATTCTAGTAAAGGTTCTCGAGATCTTTTAATTGAAATACTTAGAGAAAGAATGGAACGCCACAAAGATAAATTCATTTCTCCAGTACTTCATAAAGAATTAAATGGAATGCAAGTTAAAAGAAGTGGTAGAGTAGAGCATTCAGATACTAGCCATGATGACCAAGTATTTTCATATTTGATGGCACTATATGTATGGTATGAAGGTAAAAATCTTAAAGAGTTATTCAATATTGAAAAATGTTCAATCAAGACAGAAGCAGATATTGATGAGAATGTAGATGGTCTTGAGGAGAAATTTTCTAGCATTATTGAAGAAATAGAATATATTGGTAACGAAAAACAGGAAGAAGTAAATAAAGAACTAGCTGAAATGAAAGCAGCTGCTGGTGTTATGCTAAACGAATGGAAGCTGAAAGAGGCAGAAAAAGAAAATAACATGCTTAGAATAATGCTACAAAATAGAGCTGTAAAAGAAGCGTATGCTAGACAAAATAATTGCTCAGTTTTTGATTTAGAATCGAACCTAGGGATAGACTCTGGCATTCCAGATTCGGTATTTACTAGCTTCAATTCTGATGATGACGAAGATTATAAAAAGATGATGGATGAGAATTTTAATTTTAGAGTTTAGACACTATATACCCTCTATAGCATTTGCTATAGAGGGATATTTTTTGACAGACCGCAGCTCATACCAAGGGCAGTTGGTATGAGCCTGAGATGTGAATAAGGGGAAGAGGATGAACAATTTCGAAAAGGAAATGTTAAGGAAGCTATAGCCATATTTTCATATGGTTATATTTATGTTTGTTTATATATTATATATTTGATAGAAATTAAAATACTATCTATCATTATAGTAATGGGGTCATACCCAAACAAAATTTAAGGAGAGATGTATACTATGAAAAGACCAATCAAATTGGCGAGCTGCTTCCCACTTCCAAAGAGAAATGAGACAAACGAAACGGAGATATTTATCATGAAGAACGGAGTTCCTGTGTATTGTTTAATTAGTATATTTGGAGCTGCAAGTCATTACGCAATTACAACAGAAGTTAAAGAAGACGATGAGTTAAAATTAATTTTTAATAGTGAAGTTCTATGCTTACGCTACTCACAGGAGGAATACGAAGTATTTAAATCTATTAATATTCATTTAAAAGAATTACTTCGATATTCTGATATTGGTCCTGTACTTAATAGACTTTATGGAGTTCTATCTATCCAGCTAATACGAAAATATTTAGATGAATTTATTACAGAATCTTTAAAGCATGAATATAATGATAGTGAAACATTTGCGTCAAGATATACTAGTATGCGTAATACTTTAATTCGATCCCTTAATACTAGAACGAAAGATATTCTTGATGCTATTGTAGAAGACTATCCACTTCCAGATACAAATAACCGGAAATTTATAGAATATAGCAAATCCGATGTAGTTCCAACACAAATGTGGGTAACTAGGATATCTGGAAGTATCAGTGGTGGTGAAGAAATTAAAAAGAAATCTATTAGAAACCTATGGGGGTTATTAGCATGAGGCATTTAGTATTTAAACAAAATAAAAATGTGGTTGATGTTTATATAAATAATCAATTATTTATGTTTATACAATTGAATAGTTTTACAAATTATCACAAACCTTATATATTAAATACAGCTATACATAATTTTCTATCTGCTGAACAAACAGAATACGAATGTAATATCAAAGGATGTATCACTATAACATGCTTTGGGAATGATACCACATCTTTAAGTATTGTTATAGAAGTGGGATCTGATAGTCATAGTGTTGTTTTTGATAGAATTGGGAAGGATATGTTTTATGATAATATTATACGATATATAATAGACACTTTACAATATATGCAGTATAGTAAATATTATAAACCCAGATCTATTAGAAATCTTTGGGGGTTATTGCGGTGACACAGTTTATTGTTTTCAAACAAAATGAAGACAAAATAGACGTATACATTAATAACAAATTACACAAACAATTACACTTAGATGAATTTACAGATTGTCGCAGTATTAAATTAAATGTGGTATTGTATGATTTTATATCATCAAAACCAACGTCTGAAAAATGTAATATGCTAGCACCTATAATAATAACATCGTCTAATGAATTGGGTGCGGAAAGAACTATAACTATACGAATTGGCGATAAAAGGCATTCTATGAACTTTGATAATGTTGGAACAAATGTATTCTATAGTGATATAATTAGATATATTTATGACACTATGAGTAATATGAACTATGTAAAATTGTACGAAGTTGTTCGCAGAGGAGATAAAGAAATGGCACTATTCAATACAGCAAAAGAAGCAGCACCAATACTAATTCTAAATAGATTAGTTAATTTCTTTCCAGTAAATGTGGATACTTGGGAATCGGAAAGATTTTACATATTTGGTGAGAGTATTTATTATAATATACTTGAAGCTACGTATAATCTAAATGATAAAAAGATTGTAGATACCGCTAAACTACATAAAGAAGGAGAAAATAAAATATATACAATTAAAAGATTTTCCTTTGTAAACGGAGTATCGACCAACATTATATCCAGCGACCAATCTATTTATACATTAACAAAAGCTACAGAAGAAGATTTATTTAAATACATAATTAAGAATTGTTCTGATAAATATAACGTTACACTTCTTAATACAATGATATTTATAGTTACAACTATAGATACAATAATAGAACCTAAAACATATAGCGACAATGAGCTGTATGATTATGTAAAGCTTAGAGATTATATTTGTAGATTTATAGAATATTATGGAGAAATAAAATATAATACTTCTAAGCTAGTATCAGCTACTAATTACATCTTAAATTCTTTTAATAAGAAAAAGGATAATACTCATGATAGTATACAAAAGATTGAGAGATGGATTATGATATTACTCTCTATTGAAACGGAGAAGGAAAGACAAAGTGGCAAACATACCAATACTCCGAACTTATTATCAGAAGCTCTTAAGATGCTAAACTTCTCAAAATAAAAATAGTATAAAGAGAGCACCATTTGCTCTCTTTTATTTTTTATATCATTGGTGACAGTAGTATAATCAATACAAATGGAGGGATATTATTATGAGTTCTTTTATTGCAAATTCGCAAGCATATAACATTCAAGCTGAGAACGAAGTAGCCGTTCTTCTATCCAATTTCAGTACAAATTATATTTTTGGTGTTATTCAAGATATTCTGGCTGATAGGCATACGTCTTTTGATATATTATCAAAACCGAATCTTGTAATATCATTTGAATCTAATTTTAAATCTGCACTTTCTCAATATCCGTCAGATCGCAATAATATATTGCAAGTAAGAGATCAAACGTATAGAGAAATTATTGATCTCATCTGTAAGGATTTTCAAATGGAAATAAGATATGATGAGACAGTTGATTTTTTTACAACTGCTAAATATATCTATGATTTCTTTATTTCTAATTATAATTCATACGTTTCTCTATTTTTCTCAAAAATTATAACAAGAGAAAAAGACGGAATATATCAATCACTGCATTTAGAAGAAACAAAAAAGTCTAAAGATAGTACGACGTTATATAATAAAAGATTATACAACGATCCTAAAATTGCACTTATAAATTCAAATCTTACTAATGTAATTGGCTACATAACTCAAGTAGAATTTAGTATGGAAACAATTTTAAATTATATATATGGGAATAATGTTATTGCTACAAATTTATTTATGCAGCACGTTTTCCCACAAGTAAGTTTCTTTCAATCTGCATATTGCACGCTATTGCAAAATCCAGCACTTTATCCGCTGGTAATTACAGCAATACGACTAGAGATTCAACGTCTCAATGCACCAAATGATAGCACAAGTTTACAGCAAATATAAGGGGGATATCAAAATGAATACTATATCAAATTTGCCAATTTTTAAACAGCATGGAACCATCCAATCTGACATTGCTAAATTTATATCTAATAGTTCTGGTAATGTTGTAATTAACCGTGTTATACATAATAAAATAAAGGGAGAGAGTAAAAATGGCAGACAGTAAAACAGAAAAGCCAGTAACTAATTTTTTTGGAGAGATGCAACATCCTGAAATTAAATCTCGTGAATTACAAGATGACGAAATGTTACAATCAGTTCCAATAACTGAAATCGATCCAAATGCAACAGAAGAAGATATCGATCTTGTCGATGAAAAAGAACAGCCAATGAATATCTTTGAACGGGAAGCTCTTCTTAAAATGGAAGGCGGAAAAGAAAAAGTAGAAGAAGATATTCTTTATAATAAAATTTCCGATATGAGCGATGAAGAGCTTAGAGCAGCTATTGCTGAAGAAGCTACAGATATCAAAGAAGGAGACGGTTCAGCCCCTTCACTTTATGACAAAGTTCCAGAAAGCAATAGTGTCAATAGTCTTATGATTGATTCTTTGAATGAAGATGAACTTATGCAACTTTATAATGTCGCTGTGAGGGCTCAAGCAGATCCTAATCTTAATGTGGCAGCAGAACTTCCAAAAAGAATGTATGATATTATTTTTTCTAATTGTAGGGCTTTACAAATTAAAAATGTAAAAACTATTAATAGATATGCACGCATGGTAGTAATGGAGCTAATGCAAGAAATGTCATTAGATAAGGAATGTAAAGCATTCCAAGATGAACTTTCTAAAGCCATGGCATTTCCAGAAATTGTCGATATGTATGCAGAACATACTAGAAATATAATGGAAGTTACTATACTCGCTCAGGCAACTACTGCCGACGAAGAGCAAAAGAAAACTCTTTTAGAGGTATCTAAGGCATATACTGACGCATACACATTCGAGCGCCAGTTAAAGCTTCTAGAAAATGATGTTTTTATCCGTAGTTTGGCTAAGAAAATAAAAAGATATGAACGAGCATGTGATAGTTTTGATTTTGTCATGGGCAGAAGTATTCTACGGACAATTCATATTAAAAATCTTCTTATAGAATTGCCGCATGTCTTAAAGGTAAGTGAAAATCAATGCAAAGCATTTATTGTTATGCTTGCTGAAGTAACTAAAAATATTAAACCCGATGACAAACCTGGTGTTTGGTTCATGTACAGTTCAGTGCGTAATATTGTAACGCTTGCTAGAACAGGAACTACTAAAACTGCTTTCTCGATTGAATGCATCGAAAAGCTAAAAAATTTATTCTCTGTTCTTGAAAAAAGACAAACAGAACTTTTTAGCGTATAAAAATATATAAAGGCTACAGATTTAATCTGTAGCCTTAACATTTGATTAAACTACTTAAGAATAGGAGGATTAATTAAATGAGTGATTTAACGAGTAAAATTATTACATTAATAGACGTAGAGACATCTCCAGATTTAACATTGGATGTTACTCTACGATATTCAGATCCAGAGGACGATTATACAGTTAACCTTAAAAGTGGAACTATATATGATGTCACATATTTAGAAAATGCCAGATTGAATAAGATAGTTGGTCAGGTA